GGAAATAATCATCAAGGCTAGGAATTGCCATAAGTGCTGTAGCTTGTACCAAATCAGCGGGATATTCGCCATCAGCAAATCCATAATCATAATCCAACTCTGCAAAATATTCACCCATAGGCGCGTTAGTAGAAGCTACAATAACCGCCCCATTAGGCATATAAATTGGATTTTCAATCACATACGGAATAGGAGTTTTGCCAACGGTAAAGAACGTAATAGTATTAACCGTATTTACAGTCAGATTTCTAGGGAAAATTTTAGCTATTCCATCTTTAATTCTGATAAGATGTTTTTCGATTGCCCCTTTTGTTTCTTTAAAACTCTGGTGGCAATAACTTTCAACTTTAGCACTTGCAATATCGCAAATAGCTTCAAGTTTTTCTATGTCAGAATCTTGAATGTTATAACCAAAAACCCTTAAATCGTCAACACTACAATAAGCCATAGGGTCAACCCCCTAACTTAATGTGTTCTTTTGCCATAATAACGTGTTCTGGTTTTACCTTCACCACGTTATCAACAATATCATAAGACTCACCGCCAATAAACAGCTTACCTTTTTTGGCAAAATGTTTAAGGGCAATAAGCCCATCAGATTTCTTTTCCTCCACTACAACGGTAGTTTCAGCTTTCTTAGGTCTTGGCATTATACACCCCTCCTTTTTGCCTAAGATAAAGGGGCGGTATACCGCCCCAGAGTCTTATGCTATGCTATTAGGCAATGCCCGTCTTGACGTTCGTAATGATAGCTTGGCAAGCAGGGAAATAATGCTTCAAGGCTTCATAAGTACGAACCTCAAACTCATATTTCGGAGAAGTTCTTGCATATTCAAGCTGTCTGTAATCGTACCCGCACTCCATTTCCAAAACGCTTGGAATGTTAGCATTAGGATACGGCACATTATCGCACATAACAACCATAGTACCGTTCGGCAACCACGGATGTACTTCAATGCTAATATTTTCGCCACCGAAAGACTTATTAACATAACGGCGAACCATATAGTTGCCCGTAATATCGTTCTTTTCGGTATTATTCACAAACAGAGTCGGAGCACCGTTATTCTTAACGATTGCACTCGTAATATCTTTTGCAAGCTGTTCGCTTACAAGATAACGGGTAGCACCGTTTTTGAACTCGTTAAACAGACGGCTATTGATTTCGTCAAGAACTTCAATACCGCCTGCACTTGCCGTCAACTGCTGATTCTGCATATCGTAGAACAAGCCGCCGCCGTTAAGAATCTGCGGGATAATACCGTCAAATGCCAACGGGTCAGCCGAACCATCAGCCGTAGGAGCAGAAGAACCGCCCGTTACCAACTTATCAATAGTCATTGCGCTATTGGTGGTAACAATCTGCAAGGTTTCAGAGCCAGAAGCACCAACAAACCATGCGTAAGCAAGAGCACCGCGAACAGGCGTTACAGTAGCGGAAATGCCGTCACCTGCCGTAACCGTAACACTAGCGGCGGTAGAAGCGGCGGTCACACCGTCATAAGCACCCGTAATAGCCTGATTACTTGCGTCCGTTGCAGGAATTTCCAGACCCGTAAGGTTCGGCAACTGTGCGTTGGTTACAACGCGGTTAGCGGCAACAAGGGTCAGAGCCGCAACCTTAACAGAATAAGAACCTGCCGTAATGGTAGAATTGGGAACGGTGGCGGTAGTTGCAACGGGAGTTGCTACAGCGGGAAGTGCCGTAGTATTACCACCCAGAATGATTTTTTCTTCTTCCGTCATTACACGGAGCAGGAGGTTCGTTACAGCCGTTGCTTTCACATCTTGGAAATTGCGACCTGCGGCTTCTGCTTCAAAAGTAACAGCGTCTTGCAGACCAATAACCTTAAATGCGGCTAATTTATCTGCAACGCTATACCGCATACCGTTACCGCGTACACCTTCAATGGCGGTTGCCTTACCTGCGGCGGCTACATCAGTAATTGCTTTCCAATGTACGCTCGTACCCGTCTTAGACAGTTTACGCGGGATAATGTTACGCAACGGAGAAGCAAACGGAACAAGCTGTTTAGCAGGGGCTTCAAGGTTATACCCCATCAAGCCCGCGCCCGTATCAATAGCCTTTTCAAGTTTAGTGGAATCTTTTACACCTTCTACGGTTTTCGTCAAAGATTCCTGCGTAGTTTCCATAATCGACATTTTGCGTCACTCCTTTTTATCCAAATACTTTCTTCATTTCCAACTGTGCCAATTCTTTGCTGTATGCTTCTTTCAGCATAGCAGAATCAGTTTCAGAAATCATTTTCTTCAACACATCAGCCCTGCTATTATTGGCAGGAACATTACCAACATTACCGCCAATAGTTTTATCAAGAGCCATTGTACCTGTAGCGACCATAGCACCACCCGCAACGGGTTCATTTTCTAGCTTTTCAACCTGCTTTTTCAATGCGTCATTGTCAGATTTAAGAGCGTTATAGCCCTTCTGCAAATCTTCAACAACTTTCATTGCTTTTTCAAGTTCATCTGCGGAAACAAACTTCTGCATAGGTTCTTTAGCTTCTACAGTTTTATGTAAATCGGTGTCGGTGGTAGCTTTTTCAGCCTTTTCCCCTTCAACCGCTTTAGTGCATTTTTCGCACGCACAAGTCAGACCTTTTTCAATCATTTTGTGGAAAAGTTTAGAGCAGGATTCCTTGCCTTTATCATCAAGTTCCCCGTCAAGTGCTTTCATGCAAGCCGCAAAAGAATCAACTTTTTCTGCTTTATCTGCCTTTTCGACTTCTTCATCCTTATCATCAGAAGGTTTTTCTTCTTCCTTCTTTTCTTCTTTAGGTTCGTCAGCCTTAGTCACTTCTTCGGCGGGTTCTACCTTTTCCGTTTCTACGGTTTTTTCTACCGTTTCTTCCGTTTTGGTTTCTTCCTTAACTTCTGGTTCAGTTTTCATTTCTTCACCTTCTGCCTTTGCCAAATCATCATTTTCAGCGGCTTTTTCAGCCGTTTTTTCGGTAGCAGGTTTCCATTCCATTACTACTTTTTCGGCTTCACCTAACGTAACCTCACCGCTTTCATCAAGGGTATACGGTATACGGTAATAATCAGCCGTATCTTCCATGCGAATAATCGCGCAATCTGCATAGACTTCTTCTACCCAGAAATATTCATAACTACCGCGTTTCTTTTCATAAATAGCGGTACGCACTTTAGAACAAATATCACCAAACGAAAAAGCCTTTTTCAAATCACCATCAGACAAGGCTTTCAAAAATTCGTTTTTGTCCATTTTCTTTTTCCCTCCTATCGTAAGATTTTCGGTTGTCCCGTCAGCTTTAACATACATTATTGTAGCTGTGCCGACACACGGATTATCAACAATGCTAATCTCACTAGGAATAGCCGTATAGTGAAGAATACCATTATCATCCGTCCATTGTTTACCATAGCTACCGCCTACGGAAAAGCCTGTATACACACCATCTTTAATCTGTGAAAAAAGATTATCGTCATTGACTTTTACGCAAATATCAATAGCCTTATCATTGTCGTTAAAAACAAGGGGTTCTGCAACTTTGCCGCCAACACGTTTACTATCATGCTGTATTCTCACATTGCCGTAAGATTTCCCGCTTGTTCTGGTGGCAAAATCATTACTCCACTTTTCAAACATTGGCTTAGAACTTTCATAGTCCATAATTTCATTCGCTTTATCAAGAACTTCTTGCGTTGCGCGTCCATAGACTAATTTCTGTTCTTCATCAATCTTAAAAAGAGGAATACTCATATTAAAGCCCATAATTTCACCACCTTTCAATCAGCAAAAACTATATCTTTTGGCAAAAAGTTTCGGCACACATAAATCGCTTGAAAGCTAGGGTGTGCCTGTATGCCATCAGCTTGAAAAAAATTTGTACGCCCATTAGGAATAAACAACTGCACTCCGCCACGTTTGAATAACTCAAACCTGCATTTTGAATCAAATATGCCATTCATATTGAGAAGAATAGCAAACGGCTTATTCAATTCATACAACCTATCCAATATCGCATTACGCTTGCTATACGGTGGGTTAGAAATAATGCAATCATATTCTTTTGGTTCGTACTTGAAGAAATCTACGCCATTATTGATATGCGTGTATTCGCACTCAATCCCATGTTCTTGCAAACATTTAACGTAATAGCTTTCTTCGGTATCAAACGGACACCAAACTTTACCTTTTGCGTAAGGTATTATCGGTTCAATAGAACTTCTAGGAGTATACCATTCGTCCGTTTTTGGTTTTTCTTTAACAGAAAGTGCAAAATCCACAACAAATATTCCTATTCTTCGTCAATACCGCCCCATGCTTCAATAAATTCCTTCCCTACAAGATGGAATTGTCGAACACAATTAGGGTGCTCCAACGGGTTCTCTCTAGCATGTTGCAAACTCCAAACAGAGCCGTTGGCTTCTGCGCACGCTTCGTCAAATTTTACGCCATCTGTTACAAAGACGGCTTCTACCTCTTTAGTTTTTTCAGCCAGATTAATCACAACTTCATTTTGTAAAGCGTGAAATTCAGTATTTGCAATTATCTTTGACCTGTTTTCAGATAAAGCATAATTGCTTTCTAAGCCTTTTTTGATTTCATCAATCGTTTTGGCTTGCATAAACATATCGCCTAGCTTTTCTTCTGTAACACGGTTCAATTCCTTGTTTAAGAAATCCATGCGATTGCTTATATATTCTTCTGTAATAATTTTCCGCTGTGCTTTAGTGACTTTACCACCGATTTTACGAATTTCACTTACAGCTTGTTCCATTGCAACATTCGCATAATTGGTAAGAACACCGTCCATTACATCATCAATTTTCTTGCGATAATCCATTTCACCTAAGAGAATAAGCAAAAGTAAATACTTCTTTGCATTTCCTTGCGTATTCAAATCTTCTTCGTCAAGATTATCAAGATTATCAATGATTTCTTGCGATATTTCGTCAAATACAGCCTGTATTTCTTCTTCACATTGCTTCTTTGCTTCTTCTACTTGCAATTCCCACAACGCCGAATCAAAAATATCGTCAACATCAGCGATATTATCAACTTTTTCAAGTTTTTCATAGATAGAATCCCTAACTTCAATAGGTATTACTTCTGTTTCAAACTTTCGCTTGCCGCGACTCTTTTTTTTTAGACGATTTAGAACGTATTTACGGAAATCCCTCATTTCGTCCTGTAAGGCTTTCTGTGCGTCCTTTTTATCCTCTGTAGGGTTCTCATCCTCTTTAGGGTTACTAGCCCCTTCTGCGTCATTCTGGGGCGTTTCAGAGCGTCTTGCTTCACGGATTTTATTTTCTAAGTCAGATTGATTACCCGCTTGAACATTTCCGTATTGCAATGCTTCAATCTGTGCTTGCGTCTTAGCCTTAATGTATTCTTCCGTAAGAAGAACCACGTCATTGCCCAATTTCAACATGGGTGGCGTACCATCTTCCATACCTGTAATTGGTGGCATACCGCGCTGACTACGAACTTCATCAATGGTAAGAATACCACTTTGCACAAATTCCACATCACGCTTAATGGACATTGCCGCGTCCTCACGTTTCTCACCGATATAGGAGAATTTCAAATGAGGATAACCCAAATCATTTTGAATAATGTCTGTGAACCATTCGTCAAGGAAATTTTCAAGAGGTGCAAGACCTAATTCAGTCTGCTGTTCGTCTTGAAGCTGTCCCGTACTACGATTCATCATCATTATGAATTGTTGCGGATTCACGCCGAAAGCAATAGCAACAATTCGTGCAATCCATTCATCATATTGCACATCAAACTTATGTTCTTTTGTTGCTGTATACTTGCCTTTCGGAAGGAATTTCAGCTTCATGCGTTCCTTCAAACGCCCCGCCATAATATCATTATATAGCGTTGCAAACTGTTCAATCTGGTCTGGGGTCATATCTTCCTTATCGAAAGTAAATATCCCCCCATCTGGGGTAGTTCCATCCGTATAATAAGCAAGATTTACAGTATCACGCCGCAAGGCAATGTTAATCTTCATCAAAATATTTTCTATTGGTGAAGTGCCATAACGGGAAAAAGAACGCGGGTATCTAGGACGATAAGAAATTTCTTCCGTAGTAAAGCCCAAAGTCTTTGTTTCAGCATTTTCAGAAGAACCATACGGATAACCATATACAATTTGCTGATACGCCGCATAAGGCGGTAACGGGGTACGACCATAACAATCAATTAACGGCTTAATTGTTGAACCGTCAACATATTCTAACGAATACAATTTACCTCCCCGCGTCCTGCGTTTAAACATACAAGCCGCGTCAATAGATAACGTATCGTAAAGAATAGGCTTCAACCAATCGTTAAACAAGTGCACCTTATCGGGACGGGAAAAAAACTTTTTAACAGCTTTTATATCTTCCTCATAGTGCTCCCTATCGTTCTTATCTGCAACAACAATATCCCACTCATCACCGCATACTTGGTCTATCATCATTTTGATACAAAGCGCGGTAATATCATGGTTTGCGGCAACATCACGTAAGACATTGAAGGGCAATAATGCTCCTTCTCTTTCCGTTCTGGGCGTAATAACAAGGTTACTACCAACTTGAAACTGATATTGCCACGGATTCATGCCTTGATTATGTGGCGGTAGCGGATTAGAAGGGCTGTATTGTCCACCGTCATTATAAACGGTATTATTACCGCTAACATTAGCATTTTGCATAGCGGTTATTGTTTTCGCTTTATCAGCTAACGAAATAGTATTGGCAATAGCATATTTTAGCATACTGTCAACAAATCCCATTATTTTTCCTCCTTTCCGCTTGTTATTCCAAAGCAAAAGACGCACCACATAAGTAATGCGTCCTTGATATATCCCAATTTCCTATGGTACTAATATATCACATAACATTATGACTTTTGTGTTACCTAAAACAATTTTTTACACAGAAAAGCACCCGTAATAAATCGCCAAACGGACGGTTTTATCTACGATTTTTGCCTGCCATATTTTCAAGGTTTCCTCACTAATGGAAATATAAGTTCCGAATCTTTCATAGTACCAATCGTTAT